CGTAATTAAAGAAGGTCCATACACTTCTTTGATACAACACCAGCAAGTAACTGACCCAGCCCTATGGCAATATACTATGGACGAAAGACTACATTATTGTCCTACATGGAAAAAGAAAGAATCACTCATAAAAAAAAAGCAACTGGAACCTTATTGTTCGAGACTGCAGTAAAGAAACTCTTTCAGGGGAAGAGGGATGTGCCTTGGGATCAAACATTATTTGACGATTGTTGCTTACAAACTGAACAGAATAAAATGTCAGTAAGTTATAATAAGTTAGAAAACCAAGAGGACAGAAGCTCTCCACACTGGAAGGATAATTACACAAAAGTTTTTATCAAATCGCAGTGGGTTAAAAAGAAAGACACTATAAACAAAGTTGCTAAACCTGGCCAAGCTTTAACTAGTTTCAATAATGACGTCCTGCTCACTCTCGGTCCATTAGCCAGATATTTAATGAACAAAATAAAGAACATACTTCCTGATAATATTATGTTCGCTGAACGGATCAATCAACACGAGCTAAATGACTGGACTAAAGCAAAATTTAATTTTAATAAAGAGTCTTTGGAGAATGATTACACTCGCTTTGACCAATCACAAAAAGCTGAGTTTGTAAACTTCCAAATTCACATATTAAAGATGTTTAACACACCGGAGAATTTGATAAACAAATTTATGGACATAAAATTAAATTGCTTTAACGACATATCTGTCCTAGATTTTATGATATTAAGTGGTGATTGGGCAACTCTATTATTTAATACCCTCGACAATGCTGCTTACGCCAATTTACAATATAATATTCCTCCTGGAACAGCTCAATTGTACGTTGGAGACGATAGTGCCATTAACCACCCTTGTCAAAAGACAGAATATTTCAAAAGCATAGAGCACATGTTCAGTCTAAAATCCAAAACTGTGTATACTAAACAGCCCGGATTTTGTGGATGGATCTTAACGAGACACGGCATCATTAAAGACCCTGAACTAATCAATTTAAGAATAAATCTTTGCCTCGAACAAGATAAACTTATAGAGAGCATAGAAGGTCTATATTATGAGCATTTATTTGCTTATAGACTGGATGATGCACTATATGATATCATGGACCTTAATATGCTAGAGTACCATCAAGCCAATTGTCGCTTTTTCTTAGAAAATAGAAGAATCAATCGCTTCTATTATAGCAAGGTCACTAATTTAAATAAAGATTATTCAGGCAAAGTCTTTAAAAAAATGTGTGAGATCATTTAAACACATTCC